ACGGCAAGCGCTACCTCTTCTTTATTAGCCGCTATTCCTTCACTACCAATCTTTTGCTCTACATCTTTTCCATAAATTTCTCTGAATTTAGTTCGAGTCATTCTTGAGATGTGGCCGCATAAATTACCATCTGTTTTATTAATCTCTTCCGCGCCTAAATCCCAATAGCAACGCGTTGCATCTTTAAAATGTCTGTACACAATATCTAAATCAAATGATTTAGCATGCGTGTATTCAGTATCTACTAGAAATGCGCCGAACCCTCCGATAGCAGCCTGCCCAGCTGCCACTTGATAGACTGATGCGGTATTATTATTAAACATAATGTCTTTTGTAATTAGTTCGCGGATTGATGCGACTTTTTCATCACAATTCGTCATAGGAGCGACTTGCAGTTGAGGCGTATTTTGTTGTTGTTCACCGAGAAGTGAATTAGACATGGTTCCGAGTTTGTTGGCAACTAGTGGAACTTTTCTGAATGTTTTTATCATGTCGTCTTCTTCGTCCGCGGTCCATTGTTGACCGAGGACAAATGTATGCATTTCATGATATTGGTCTATATTTTGTTTAAAATATGCGCGCCATTTTTCACAAGCTATACGGGCTTTTTTTGCAACACTTTCATTAAGTTTTGCCATTTACAATCCTTTGTATAGGTTGGCAATCGGCTCATTAGATTTGAGCTAACTTACCGCTATCCCTCCGCATTTATGCGTTACCACCCAGTTCTAGGGACGAACCTTACGGACTCGGCATTCTCGTCCTGTAAGTTATACGATTGCCATAATTATTTAGTTTAGTCTTCTTCTAAGCTTTCTAATCTTTCAAATACTGATTCTACATTGTTTCCTAATGCTGAAAATTTATTTCCTACATATGTTAGTTCATTTTGCATGCAATCTAATCTAGTTTCTACGTATCTCTTTAGATAATCACTTTTTGTATCATCCAAGTTTTTTGTATAAGCAAAGGTCATATCTTGTATTTTTTTCTCAAACTGCTTGGAGTATTCATTTACCGCACTTTCTAATTTGTTTTCTAACTCATTTAATTCACTTTCTATCATTGTTATTCGTGCTGATAAAGAAAATAAATCTTTAATTCTTTTAATAAATCCCATTAAATCAAACTCCCAGCCAATCTTTCAGGTAATTGCCGTACTTCATATGCGTCATTTTCAACATATTCCCCGCCGTAGAAGGTAAGCATTAATGCATCACTTGTGTCGGGTGATAATAATCCTCTTTTCTTTGCGTCATCTTTGCTTTCTATTTGCAATTTATCACTTGAATCATATTTATAGCCTAATCCACATAAATCAGTTTGTAGTTCATCGCTATCTGGTATTTCCACTTCCATTTCTTGCTGCAGCCATTCTCGCATTCTATCCCAAAGTTCTGCTCTACAGTTTTTATATTTTTCAAATTCTTCTGCTCTTATAGCTACATTTACACCTTGTACTATATGAGTGTAGCCCAATTCATGCAACCTATCGACCACCCCCGCCCCAATTCCAATTGCATCTATCATCACGCGCTTTGGTTGTTCTTTTTCAATAATACGTTTTATGTTACCAGCAAGAACCATTGTATCAATATTATAAAATGTTTCTAAGTTGTATGCTTTTCTACCTTTTCTTCTTATGATTGCTGTTCGGTCATCACCTTTTCGGGCAGGATCGATTCCTATCACAAGTGATGATTTGCTGTCAATCTTAGTTTTTCTTGCTTTTTGTACGCATTCAGCATTAATGAATGTATCAGTAATTGAAGAAAGGAATGCTTCTTCATCCGTAAATGGATATTCTTGCCTAAATTTCCTACACTTTTGTTCGTAATCCCCTTTAAAATCTTGTATTTTAAGTCTTCGCCATGCTAAATGACCCGTTTTAAGTCCATTAGCACCAAATTTCTCAAGCCATTCTTTTTCTTGTTCATCGGGAACAAAGTTTTTATCTTCAACATAATATTCATCTTGCCAATACCATGGAACAAAGATGGCTTGATAGCGACTGGAACCATTTTTTGCTGCTTGCCACTCTGCATAAAAGTCATTGTTTTGACCGTTGGCTGTTGATTCTTTTATTATTTCTGTACCTGCAATATCGGCTACCGTTTGCAATAATCCAAGACTAATTCGTGAAGGGTCTTTATAAAATGCATATTCTGAGAGATGCAAATACTGATTCGTCATTGAGCGCCCTATTTCAGCGTTACCGGCAGTTCCTACGCGATAACCCGAATCGAGCTTGTTATACATTAATGTATTTTCGTTGTTTTTATCGGGATTTGGGAATATTTCTCGTGGAAGGTTTTCACTGTAACGCTTCGTCATTTGAAAAATAGAACTTGTTGCTTGCGCATCATGGGTGAGAATAAATGCTCTTTTTCCGCGTTTAGTCGTGATTTTGTAGGTATATCTACCTTGGATTAACGTGCTTATACCTTGTTGACGGCCTTTTAAAATCAAAGCTCTTATCATTCCTGTGGATGCAAGCTGTGCTTCTAATCGTTCATGAACATATTGTTGAGCACGATTAAGCTCAAAGTTTTTAGGATTGCCGGATTTGTCGTGAATGACTAGAAAGTTTTTAGCGAATAGAGGAAAAGATTTAAGTATTGTAATTAACTTTTCCTCGTTCATTTTTACATCCTTTATGAAGCGACAATCGACCAGACTTGAACTGGATACCCCACCCCCGTATGGCGTATGTGAGGATTGCCATATCTCAGGGAGCGTTTCTCACAACGCCGCGATTGTCATAATTTTTTTTCTCAACACAAAAATCAACATATACCCCATTTTCAGTAGTTGTTGAATAAAATTCTTTTGTTAAAAAAAGCTTTTTAATTATTCGGTCTAAAGCATATTCTAAATATGTAAAATCATATTCATCCTCATTCATTTTTACATCCTTTTTACTTTTTTATAACTTCAAATTGCACTTCGCATTCAGTCTCTTTTAGCATTTCCAGCCATTTTTGTATTTGCGCTTCGATTAATTCTTTTTTTGATGCATAAGCCCGAGATTCTTGAATATAAAATCCATTATTAAAATAGATATATTCATAATGAGCAATAGATGCTTCTATTCGATCAACAGTCATTGAATGCACCTCTGTTTCATAAATCGAAAACCAAATTGTTTGGCCAATACTAAATTTATGATTATTTTCAGTAGTACTATCAAAACTCTCAAGGCGGTCAATCAATTCATCAATAGATTGATGTATATAAACTTCTTGGTCGCCTTCATCATGCTCTATACACAATTTAAATTCACAAATAGATGGATGAGAACCAAGTTTCATACTAACCGATGAATTAATCCTATGAATTTCTTTGAATTTATCGATTAAATCATAAACTAAATCAAGTTTTTTATAATCAATCATTTGTCCACCAACTTATCAATAAGCTTTTCGATTAACTTCTCATTAGCAGGCTTTTCATCGTCTACAGATTTACCATATTGTTTGGGTAATAATTTTGCAGCAAGCCATTTACGTGTATCAATTCTTAATCTGCATCTAGCGATAAAATCAGTATTACATACTTCAAATCCAGTAGTCGGATCAATAACAGAATCTCGCGAATTATCATCAGCAATTTCCAAGCATTGTTCCGCCAAAATATCTGCTTGTATCATTTTTGCTTGTGCGTAATCCTCCGAAAAACGTGGATGAATCAATCTCCAAAGATAAATAGTGCTAGGAACCGGCATATCATCATACATAGCACATAATGGAGTTAATCCAATTGAATGAGTAGCCACCCTTTGACAAATAAGAGCAGCAATTTCATCATTATAATCAGAGGGACGACCTTTTTTTAATTTATCCTCTGGCCGTTTTCTCTTAGTCATAGATTATGGCCCTGCTTGCTCATTACGTTTTTCACCACGCATGTCATCACCAGCAGCACCAGGCTCGCAATATTTAGGCTGCATTTTGTTTTGTTTTTCGACAAGACGTCCGAAATCAGAAGGAACACCATTGTAATGTGTATTTCCTTCAGCACTTGGATCAGATGTGTAATCTTTAACTTCGCTCATTTTAAGCTCTCCATGTTTTATATAATCATTACCAATAAAGATAGCACAACCTAAAGTTATTCACAAAATCTGTTTATAACACAGTGTATAAATCCCATCAAACTCAGTGCACATAAAGCCATAAGTCAAAAAAAATTAATCATCCATATCGCCAAATAATATTACCGCAACTATTGCACTATACCGCAAAGGTTGCTATACTTCTTTCATCAACACAAAAAAGGAAAATAAATATGAAAAATATATGCACAATCACACTGTACGACCTAATGTCTGAAGATTTAGAAGTGTGGGTTTCCAAAGACAAACACTTTGGTTTCAACTTAGAAATTGACGATGAAAACTATGAGCCGTTAATTAGAGAAGAAATGATACACCACGCCGCAGCGGCATCCTTTGCTGACTTTTGTAGGAATTATTTAAAAGCATATGAATTTGCAACTAAAAGTGAGGCTGCATGATGAGCGAGAAAGTATTGGATGTTTTTTATACCGAAAAAGGTCGTCTTGAATTGGTTGAACTTCCTAGTGGTTATTTTTTAGTAAGAAGCATACCTGAAGGGATGTCAAAATTAGAATTTCAATTATTTTCAAGCAAAAGTTATCACGAAGCAAATGAATATTTCGAAAAAAAGATAGGATGTTAATTATGGTACGAGAAAAGTATAGTTATTATGAGTTTTCCGTTAAAGAAGTTTCAATGGAGAACGGATGTGGCTACGTATATGAAATCTATACAGATGATCCGGATTACAAGTTCTTTATGAAAACAGAGGTTTTAAGGGAATCCGATGAGTGGTTTGAAAGTAAAAATGAGGCACGATTTGCAGCAATAGGACATATAAGCTTACTTGAAAATGGAGAGGGATGACATGATTAAACTAATAAAATGCTGGATAAAAGGACACCAATATATGATGAA